GCAATCATTCTATACGCTGCTGTAACAGTTATAGAACAATTGCTTAATCGACCTAAGAATTATTCAGACTTAATAAAAAAGTCATTTATTATACCGAAAGACCCTGAAAGTGCTACTGACTCTGCTCGTCGTCTTTTAGAAGGAGCAATGAAACATTGTAAATAAGTGATTGATTATACTTTACAAGGTGATTATACCAAACAATCGAACAAGCAAATTAATGGAGGTCGCTATGAATATACAAGAGGCAACAAAGTTAGCTATGGAAAGAGGTAAGTCTATTTATAGAAAAGATTTAAGAAATAAAGGGTTAAGAGGCGAAATCTTGCCTACAAACGACTCGTATCACGGTATGCTGTATACCATTCCAGATAAGAAGTCCTATAAGCAAAGATGGCAACCGTTGGCAGAGGACTTAGTATCTGATGATTGGGAAGTGGTGAGTCTAAAAAAGAATTAACTTTTTTCAATTCGTTTTAACCCACAATCGAACAAACAACGTAAAGGAGGAAGAACAATGTTAAAACTACTACAAATTAGAAGAGAAAAGAATAAATTAAAGCTCAAATTACTAAAGCATGCTAGCCACTGTTTAGAAAGAAACAACAACCCTGAACTGTTACGAGCAGTTGCAGAGTTGTTGAAAAAGGTTAACTAAATTCTACCGTGAGAATTTGCCCAGCTTCTACACTTAGAGTTTGAGCGCCAACAAACACATAAGCTCTTGTAGGATCTAGAAAAAATGTTTCAATTTGGTCTTTTGTGACAATTTCAATGTTTTCATATCCAGGATAAACAATTTTCTCTAAATCAGAAACATGCTTTTTAGAACCATCTTTTAAAGTAATAATTGCTTTCATGATATTACACCTCCTTTCTATAAGGAGATAACTAAATTATACCAAATATCGAACAAACAGATTAAGGAGGCATAACCATGAAATTTTTATACAAAACAACCCTCCTCATCACAATGGCAGTTGTGACGTGGAAGGTCGTAAAGATTGAGAAAAACACAAGATTTAAACTTAGAAATTTTGTTTATCCAAAAATTGATAACACTAAAAGTAAATCATTAATAGATATGGCTAGTCGCGATCTAAAAGATATTTAAAGGAGGCGTAACCATGCTAAAGAAATTAAAAATAGCACTCCTAATCGTCATCTTGGTGGAGGAGATTAGAAGTGCTAGGAAACCAAATATCGAATTAAATGGAAAGCAACTAGCTAAAATAGTGAACGATGAAAATGCGAAGAATGCTGAATTATTTATTTTCTAATAAATCTAGTTTTTCTAAAAGTTGGATAAGCATTTCATCATTAGCTTCTCTAACAGCGCGAGTTTTATAACCACTAATTACTAAAGGGTTATTGTCTGGATTTTCATCTCTAAATATTTTTATCAATTCTTTAGCGCGTTCATTACGTTGGTTGAAAAACTCTTGTAATTCATACGGTTTGATTTTACTCATATTCACACCTCCTTAGAGGTGATTATACACGAAAGGAATGACTTAAATGGAATTTATCGGGTTTGCAGATGTAAAAAAATTCATTGAAATCAGTGGTATTTCAAAAGACGACTTTGAGAAAAAAATCTCATGTAACGAAGGTTTTCAAGAGGCGTGTATGTATCGATTTGGTAAAGGTGCTAAACGCTACATCAAAGTAGATAAAGCAATCGACTATATCGAAAATCAACTAATGATTAAAGAAAGTGACTTATAAGGAGGTGATGAGATGACTAACGAAGATAAATCAATCGTAATTGCTGGAACAATGTTCCTAGCTTTATCAACTGCACTTGCAATTACAGGATTATTCTTTATGCAAGCACTAGGTATTGGAGTAATCGTAGCAGTAGTGACATATGTATTCTTTGACACTTGTTACTACACAAAAAAAGACTGAATGCTATCGGCAAATAGCAAACAGTCGAAGACTAAAAAATCATATGTACTTACAATTTACAACTAAATAAGGAGGTCGTCAAGTTGAAGCAACATAAATTTAAACGTATGGCTTACGACTTAATGGAATTAATAAAAACAGATAGATTTGAAGTCGACTATAAATACAACATGATTTGGCTTTCTCATTTTAATGATAGCTACGAAAAAGGAGTTAGAAATATTTTACTCGATAACAGAGTAGACAAAGATAGTGAAATGCTAACAAAATTTGAACTCGCTAAAAAAGTAATTAAAGGAGAGTGCTTGATCAATGAGTAACTTATTCGAGTTATTAACAGGTTATAAACAGTTATACAACAAATTAGACGAAGGTTATTCTATCGAAGATTTACAAGATACGTTAGACAGTATTGAAGCAGATATGAATACCAAAGTGGATAATACAGTCGGTCTAATTAGAAGAGTAGAAGCTGACACTGATGCGATAGATAAAGAAATCAAACGTCTACAAGCATTGAAGAAGCAAAAGAATAATTTCATCAGCAGATTAAAACAACATTTGCAAGACGCTTTAGAAATACAACAAAAAGATAATTACAGAACATCAACTAACTATATCTATAAACGCAACAATCAACCTAGTGTGAACATCACAAATGAAGCACTTATCGACAAAACGTACCGTATACCACAACCGGATAAATACGATAAGAAAGCAATGAAAGAAGATATTTTAGCAGGTGCAGATGTTGAAGGTGCAGAATTAGTAAGCTCAACAAGTTTGGTGGTGAAGTAGATGGAATTTAATATTTCAAACGCTAAAGAAATTACCACAGATAAATCAACGTATCTTATATATGCAAAACCTGGCACAGGTAAAACACACACATTAAATTATTTACCTGGTAAAACGCTTTATATCAATGTGGACAAATCAGAACGACCTTTAAAAGGCAATGAGAACATTGACATTTTAGAATTCAACACTCACGAAGCTTGGGAAGAGTGGGGCGAATTAATGAAATGGCTTAGTAAAAATAAAGAAACGGTTGATCAATATGACACGATTGTCATCGACAACATTTCAGAATTATTCCGTTCAATGCTTGCTAATTTAGGGCGTAACGGTAAAAACGAACGTGTTCCAGAAATGTCACACTATCAACGTGTAGATTTCTTCACAATTGATAGTTTGCGTTTCTTACAGTCACTAGGAAAACGACTTGTATTTATTGCTTGGGAAACAAATTTCGAATTTCATACACCAGCAGGACAAAAAATTACGCAAGCAGTACCAGATATTCGTAAAACTATTCGTGATAATGTCGCAGGGCTTTGCCAAGTTGTTGCTCGATTAGTTTTCAATGAAAAATCAGGCAAACGTGGTTTTATCTTAAGTCCTAGCAACAATGTATTTGCTAAAAATCAATTAGATAATAGAGAACATTGTTTACAAGAAAAATTGTTTAAAGTCGGTGATGTGGATGACGGAGTTTAAACTCTATGACTACCAAGAAAATCTCGTTGATCAAGCAAGACATATATTACTAAAAAAATCTGGTGTACTAATTCAAAGTCCTCCAGGAAGTGGTAAATCGGTCATGATTGCAGAAGTTGTAAAAAATGCTGTGAACAAAGGTAGTCACATCCTATTTATTGTTCATCGTAAAGAATTGAGTTATCAAATCGAGAACACTTTAAAAAAACATGGTGTCGATCTAACTCATGTAGATATTCTTTCAGAAAAACGTGCAAAAAATATTTTGTCTGAACTTACACCACCTAAAATCATCGTTACTGATGAAACACATCATAGTAGAGCAAAAACTTACAAAGATATTTACGATTATTTTCCTAATGCTTTAAGAGTTGGTTTTACTGCAACTCCTTGGCGTGCCAATGGTAAAGGTTTTACAGATATTTACGATGAAATGGTAAAAGGTCCAACTGTTGAATGGTTAATTAATAATTACAAACTAGCGGACTATGATTACAAAAGTGTTGTACTTGCTGATGAAAGTAAATTAAAAAAATCAAGTACAGGTGACTATACAAAGCAATCAATGGATAAAGCGATACCTAAAGCAATATACGGCGATATTGTAGAAAACTATAAAAAGTATGCAAACGGTCAAAAAACTATTCTTTACGCACATAGTGTTGAAGCAAGTGAAAATATCGCAGAACAATTTAGAAATGCTGGTATTTATGCAGAACATGCTGATGCCAAAACAAGTGCAGTTAAAAGAAATGAAATCATGATGAATTTTAAAAGTGGCATTATCAAAGTTTTATGTAATGTTGATTTGATTTCGGAAGGTTTTGATGTTCCAGATTGTACATGTGTCATTTTAGCAAGACCGACAGATTCACTTGTTCTATTCATGCAGCAAGCAATGCGTTCAATGCGATATCAACCTAATAAAAAAGCTTTAATTATTGATCATGTTGGAAATTATGCGAGACATGGCTTACCCGATACCCCACATGATTGGAACAAGTATTTTAAAGGCTACAAAAAGAAGCGTAAAAAAGAGAATGACGCACCGAAGTTAACTGAGTGTCCTGAATGTTTTACTGTCTATGCTTCTGAATTAGATGAATGTCCTAATTGCGGTCATAAAAATGAAACAGAAGAAAAGAAAGAGTTAGAACATAAACAAGCAGAACTTACAGACATCAAGCCTTTTAAAGTTGATTACACAATTAAACGATACAACAAAGATTTAAAAGACAAAAAAGATTTAGAAACGTTAGAGGACTACTACCTCTATACAAAAGCGAATAACTATAAAGAGTCATGGATTAAATTTAATCATCCATATTACAAACAAGCACCATTCCCAGTCTTATATGCAGACTTAAAACCAATTAAACAAAAATATAACAATTAAAAAGGAGTTTTTATACTATGGCATTATTTACTACAGATTACTCAAATTTAGAAAGCAACGATTTCAGTCCACTACCTGAAGGCGAATACGAAGTGGTTATTAAAAGTGCAACAGAACGTGCAACTAAAAATGGAAAAGAAGAAACACAATTACAACTTGTTGTAAGAAATGATTTAAAGAAAACATCAGAATTACAAGCTAAATATGCAAATAGAGTGATTTTTGTTGATGAATGGAAACGCACAATCGATGGTCAATATAAATATAAAATGGATAACTTCATGCACTACTTAAATGGTATCGGCGTTCCAGAAGGTACACCTATTGAAAGCTTTGAACAGTTACTAGATATGTTTAGAGGTAAACCAGTAAGAGTTTATGTTAAGCAAGAAGAAAATGAGTATAAAGGTGAAAAACAAATCATCAATCGTGTAGCGCCATGGAACTTTAAAAATACTAAATTTCCACAAGTGAACCATGAGTGGAAGTCAGATGATAAACCAGAACAAAATGCGTTTGCAGGTGGTGTAGATTTAAACAATGATGAATATCCTTTCTAATATTCCAGATGAATTAAAACAACTTAATAACTGGTGTGTGTGGAAGTTTGAAAAGCGTAATGGTAAACGTACAAAAATACCTTTTAATGCCGAAACTGGCGAGTTCGCTAAATCAAATGATAAAAGCACATGGTCTAGTTACGAAACAGCAGTCAATGCTCAAGGTGTCGATGGGATAGGGTTCTTCTTTGAACCTCCCTATCTCGGCATTGATATTGATGATATAGATGATGATCTTCATAGATTTAAACAAGGTGATAAGTTAGACAATATTGTCAGCGAATTTAACGAAGCATTTAAAAGTTATACAGAAGTCAGTCCTAGTGGTAATGGCTTACACATTATTGTAAAAGGAAAGATTCCAGGAAGTCGTAGACGTAAAGGTAATATCGAAATGTACGATAGTGGTCGTTTCTTTACAATGACTGGGAAAAATATCGGTAAATATAAAGACGTTACCGAAGTGTCAGAACAAGTATTTAAAACAATTTATAACAAATATCTACCAGATAACACTATTAAATATCCAACTACAAATAACTATCAAGAAAATATTCACAACCTTTCAGAAATTGATGTTATCAATGAAATTTACAATTCAAAACAAGCAAAGTTATTTGACGACTTAATGAAAGGTAATTATGAACCTTATTACACTTCTCATTCTGAAGCAGATATGGCACTCGCTAATATTTTAGCTTTCTGGTGTGCAAAAGATTATTCACAAATGGATAGTATTTTCAGACAGTCAAATCTATATCGAGATAAGTGGGATGAAAAGCGTAAAAATTCAACTTATGGTGAACAAACATTATTTAAAGCGATTAACGAAGTTAATAACATTTATACCCCTAAACAAGAAAAAGAAGAAAATCCATTAAGATATGCACTTAGTCACATATTCGATGCTGAAAAGAAAGATAAAGAATACCCTATTCGCAGCTATGACGATACTGGAAATGCTGATCGTTTTATAGATAGATACGGTCATTTATATAAACACAGTTATATAACTAATAAATTTTATATTTATGACGGTCAAAAATGGAAAGTTGATGACAGGGGCGCTATTAGGAAGCTCATTGATGAAATGATTGAAAGTATCAAAAACGAAAAAGTCCTTCATAGTGAAGATGTAACAGAAGAAGAAGCTAGAGAAGCTTTTCAAAAATACTACAAAAAAACTAGAGGTACACAGTCGAAGAAAAACATCATGAACGAATTAATGCATAGAAAAACAGTTACACCTGATGAGTTCGACAAAGACGATATGCTTTTAAACGTTGCAAATGGCTATATCGATTTAACAAGTAGAGAACTTTATAAACACGATATCAATAAAATGTTTTCTCAAATTGCTAACACAGACTATAGCGAGAAAATGCAACCTGCTGTGTGGCTAGACTTTTTAAACGACATTTTTGCAGGAGGTAAAGCGGTGATCCGATACATTCAAAAAGCATTAGGTTACTCATTAACTGGAAGTACAAGAGAGCAAGTAATGTTCATTCTATTTGGTAAAGGTCGAAATGGTAAGAGTATTTTTGTTGAAACGATTGCAGAGATATTAGGCGATTATTCGAACAACATGCAAGCAAAATCATTAATGGTAAAGAAAAATGACAATGTTAATACAGATATTGCTCGTTTAAGTAAAGCGAGATTTGTCACAAGTTCTGAACCTAACGAAGGATTTAGATTTGATGAAGGTTTAATCAAACAAATTACTGGTGGCGATAAAGTAACAGCACGTTTCTTATACGCCGAAGAATTCGAATATACACCAAAATTTAAAATATGGGTGTCTACTAACCACAAGCCGATTATTAGAGGAACAGATGACGGTATTTGGAGAAGATTAGTGTTAATTCCTTTTGATGTACAAATACCTGAAGAAAAAGTTGATAAAGATCTCAAGTACAAATTACTAAGAGAAGCGCCTGCAATATTAAATTGGATGGCAGAAGGTGCGTATATGTGGATGAGAGAAGGACTTGAGTTACCAGAGAAGTTAAAAGATGCTGGTCAAACTTATCGTACTGAAATGGATGTTGTTGAACAGTTCATTCAAGAAAAGTGCAAGAGAGCAGAAGATGTTAGAGAAACAGGAAAAGCACTTTATGAAGAATATAAGAAGTGGGCAGATGAAAACAACGAGTACAAAATGGATAAAAATAAATTCGGTAAGAAACTAAAAGAGAAATTCCGAAGTAAAAAAATGAATAATGGCGTTAATTATTTAGGTGTTGAACTTGTAGAGAAATATCCAGGTTTACGTGGATTAAATTAAAAAAAGTGAACACCAAAGTGAATACCCAATTTTACACTTTTAGTCTTTAAAAGCTTATTATATCAACGTTTTTATTACCTATTTTATAAAAGTGAATACCTATGATT